ACTACCAACGCTGGTGGCGTTTGTACTCCGAGCTTTACTTGGATGAATCCAAGAAGGCGAACTACGCGAAGATGACGACGGGTTTGGGCCAAGTGTTCCTCCCGCTCATCTTCTTCTTCAACCGCAACCCGGGTCTCTACTTGCCGCTCATTGCCCTTCAATACCACGAAGTGCGCATTGACTTCGACTTGGCGGACAACTTCGAAACCTACTTCGGTACCAACACCTTCAAGGTCTGGGGCAACTATGTGTACCTCGACACTGAAGAACGCCGCCGTTTCGCCCAAAAGGGTCACGAATACCTCATTGAACAAGTGCAACACACTGGTGTCGATGCCGTGACCTCGGGTGAAACCAAGAACATCCGTTTGTCCTACAACCACCCGGTGAAGGAACTCGTCTGGGCTGTCACCGGTGCGTCTGCCGCGGAAGACAAGTTGTGGAACTTCTCCTCCAACGTTCAGACGGGTGATGTCGTTGTCGAATCTGACCCGACGGCCGGTGTATCGTCTAACTGCTACGTGCCGCTCACGCAAGCGACCGGTGTCCCGCTCTTCTCTGCGGGTGTCGACGGTGGCCTCCGAATGGTCGAAGAAGGTGCCTCTTCTGCCGCCGCTGTCGGTCCGCTCGACACGTTCAAGCTTGTTCTTAACGGTCAAGACCGCTTCAAGGAGCAAACCGGTAAGTACTTCAACCAAGTGCAACCGTTCAACCACCACTCTGGCTGCCCGATGCCGGGTGTGTACGCGTACTCTTTCGCCCTCAAGCCGGAAGAACACCAACCGACCGGTACGTGCAACTTCTCGCGTATTGACAACGCCCAAGTTGCCGTCAAGGTTAAGTCCAACATGGGATCCGGTGCCGCGACGTCGCTCAACATGTTCGCGACCAACTACAACGTCCTCCGCATCCAAAGCGGGATGGGCGGATTAGCCTTTAGCAATTAATCTCATTATCTCGTAATTTACTAGTAAATAATTTTTATAATACATCAAATATTATAAAAGTTACATTGATATAGGCGGCATTACTTAAAGATTTGTTGCTCTATTCTAAAAATGGAAGATAAAGATTATGTGCTTGTGCCATTCAAATCTAAGAAACTTGGTGGCATCTCGTTTGCTATAGACAAGCAAGATTATGACGTCTATGTCACTAAGATGCCAAGTTGGTTTTTATCGGGGGCTAAAAACAATTATGTGACAGCTGATTGGAGGAATTGCCCGGGTGGGCGTCGTAAAATTCGTCTTCATCGATTTTTGATTCTTGGTATGGATGATGATCAAAATAAAGTTGTTGATCACATAAATGGTGACACCCTCGATAATAGGAGATGTAATCTTCGCGTACTATCAAAGTCTATGAATGTATCACATCGTGCAAACTTGAATTCAAATAATAAATCTGGACACCGAGGTGTTCATTGGTGCAATACAAATAAACGATGGATCGCAAGTATTCAACACAACGAAGATACATGGTGGAAAAAATCATTTGAAAATAAAGATGATGCTATAAAAGAAATAAACGAGCGTCGAGCTGTTTATAATACAATACATGGTATTTCGGATAGGATTGTAGAGAGGATACCAGAACTTGAAACCTCTAATAAATTAATGAAGGAACTTTACGAAAATGGTTCGTATACACACAATAAAGTATCACAAACAAGTCGTGAAAATTATAATGAAAAGCGTCGCTTAAAAACCGCTGATAAAAGAAATCAACAAAAAACTGAACTCATGAGTCAACCGCAAACATATGAAGTTATACAAAAACTGCGTCGTATAGAGGGTGATGAACGTCGCTCACAAAGTAGGTTGTCGGGAGAGAAATTATCGACAGAGGAAAAGCGAAAGGTTATTAACGAGGGCCGACGTTTAAAAACAGCAAGTAATTTAGGAAATTCGTTACAAGATAACTAAACATGCAAAATATTTACACCGACGGAAGTTGTTTAGGTAACCCCGGTCCAGGTGGTTGGGCCGTGCTAGGTCCAGACTTTAAATTATCGGGTGGACAAGACAACACAACGAATAACATCATGGAAATGACCGCGGTAGTCATGGCTCTCGAAGAATGCATCGAGCGTAAAATAGGTTCTGTCACAATTTTTACGGATAGTAACTACGTGAAGAATGGTATAACTTCTTGGATCAAAAAATGGAAACTGAATGGATGGAAAACATCGACAGGTACAACCGTAAAGAACAAAGATCTCTGGGTAAAAATTGATCAACTTTCACAAGAAATATCAAATGTCGAGTGGAAATGGGTCAGGGCACACAACGGACAACCACAAAATGAACTCGTCGATACCATGGCCAGGCAAGAAGCGACGAGGATTAAAAATGCGCGCGTAAAATAATGGAAGAAGAGAAACACCAATGGTGTCCCAAACAAGAAAGTCTTCTTAATTCGTGGGCCGAGCGAGCCGCTGGATATCGCTGGCTTCACAATCACGCGAGATTACACTACAAAAAACAAAATGACTATCTTTCGTATCCAAGCATCGTCATCGCGAGTATCACAGGTGTCGGAGGTTTCGCCGTGCTCAATCCAAGTGGCAATGAAGACGTCGCACCAGAAACAAGATCCAAAATTATAATTGTGCAGTACATATTTGCATTTCTCAATGTGATCGGTGGTATCCTCACTTCAATAAGTAAATTTAGCCAAAGTTTGACATTGTCCGAATCTCATTCTGCAATGTGCGTTCAGTATTCAAAATACTACCGGAACATACAAATGGAACTTTCTTTAGATACGGGTGATCGGACATGCGTTGTCGATTTTGTTAAGAAATGTCGCGAAGAATACGATCGTCTGTTAGATGATGCCCCAGACATACCGGCTATATCTATTCAAGCTTTTAATATAGAATTTCCGGACCGTATCAACAAGCCGGATGTGTGTAACGGTCTAAGTATAATCGTGAGCGATGAGACCTCTTCACAACTCGCGTCTAAACGAGCTGTGACGAGATGGTTAACCGCGTTTACAACCATTACTAAACGTCGAAATAGCGTAGATGACGATCTTGCTAGGATGGAGTCTGTTTAAAAGTCTTCATCGAATTCAATCTCATCCGAGTCATCATCCAACTTTCCATAGTCACCAACTCTCTTTTCAAAGAAATTTGTCTTACCATCCAAACTAATGTTCTCCATGAAATCAAATGGATTCTTGGAATTCCAAATGGGTGGCTGTCCAATTTGCTTCAAAAGACGATCCGAAACGTATTCAATATATTCCGACATTTTTTCGGAATTCATACCTATGAGACTGCAAGGAAGAGCGTCAAGAATGAATCCCTTTTCAATTTCAACGGCTTCCTTAACAATGTCTTGAAGAACCTTCGATGATGGTTTGTTGCGAAGCATCTTGAAGAGCTCAACGGCAAACTCTTGATGAAGACCTTCGTCTCTGCTAATAAGTTCATTACTAAAGCAAAGACCCGGTAAAAGACCACGTTTCTTCAACCAGAAAATGGCACAGAAAGAACCAGAAAAGAAAATTCCTTCGACGCAAGCAAACGCAAAGAGTCTTTCAGCGAACGAGCGAGACTTTGTATCAAACCATTTCATAGCCCAATTAGCCTTCTTCTCAATACAGGGAATCGTTTGGATCGCTTGGAAAAGTTGTTTCTTTTCAGTAGCATCTTTGATATACTTATCAATTAACTTGGAGTATGTTTCACCATGTACCATTTCATTGTGAGCCTGATAAGCATAAAATGATCGAGCTTCAGATGCTTGAACTTCATCGGCAAAGTTATTATTAATGTTTTCAAAAACAATTCCATCGGAACCAGCGAAGAATGCCAAGATGTACTTGATAAATTTTTGCTCTTTTTCATTGAGTGACTTCCAGTCTTCCATGTCCTTGGAAAAATCAATTTCCTCAGCTGTCCAGTTTGACATTTGTGCTTTTTTGTACATGTCCCACAAGTTTGGGTACTTAATGGGAAAGACTGTGAATCTATCAAGTGATGGGGAAAGTAATGGCTCATATTCTTCTTCGAGGTAGTCCTGGAATTCAAAATAGTTACCGATGTGACGATCGTTCACAAATATTTGAGGGTAAGAATCCAATCTTCCACCACACAATTCTTTTAACCTGTCTTTTTCTATCATGATTTTTTCATGATCTAACCCTTCGGAAGCACAGAGCTTCACAGCTAGGTCACAATATTGGCACCCTTCCTTCGAATAAATGTGAACTTTCATCTGTGTTATTAGGCCTGATAATTTTTTGTCCGAAAACTCTAAGTATGATTTCGCGCGAAGAAATTACCCAGAACGATTTTGTGAAACTGCTTGTAAACGAAGATGATATAGAAGAAGAAATGTTTGCCATAGTTGGTATGAATACTGGA